CGGCGAGAGCCGCTACAGCGTGCTCGTCAAGCTCGCCCCGGGCTCTGCGCTGTTCGGCATCCGCCTCGGATTCGCTGACCCCGGCGCACGCAACGGCTAAGCAGTGGCTGCTCGCATCGAGGATAACCGCTATCTCGAGAGGCTCATGGCGGAACGTGCCCGCCGCCATGAGCTGCAGAGACGCGTACGCGATCGCCCCGTCAAGCTGCACGACTTCGTGCGGGCTGCGTGGCCGTTAGTTGTGCCTAACGCCGCCTTCATCGACAACTGGCATGTGGGGGCCATCTGCGAGCACCTCACCGCGCAGAGCGAAGGGCAGCTGCCGCGGCTCTGCATCAACGTGCCCCCGGGGTCAAGTAAATCCACGACAGTTTGCGTCTTGTGGCCAGCATGGGAGTGGACACTGCGCCCAGGTATACAGTGGCAGTTTTCGGCCTACGCAGACACGCTCGCGGTGCGTGACTCGCTGCGTTGTCGGCTGCTCGTCGAGCAGATGTGGTACCGCGAGCTATACGGCGACGTCTGGCAGCCCAACCGCCGCGCGTGGCTCGCCGACCGCTTCGAGAATGACAAGGGGGGCATACGGCAGTCTGTCAGCGTCGGCGGCTCGCCTACGGGCTTTCACTGCCACCGTCAGATCGTCGATGACCCCATCAAGCCCATCGACGCGCACAGCGCGCTCGCGCTCGCGAGGTGTCGCATGTGGTGGTGGGAAACGATGGCCTCGCGCGTGCTGCCGGGCGCGAGCAACACCCGCACGATCATCATGCAACGCTTACACGACCGCGACCTCGCGGGCGAGGCCGCCGAGCAAGACTACGCGGTGCTGTCTATCCCGATGGTCTACAGTCGCAAGGCGACGCGCGCAGCCACGCCCCTCGGGTGGCTCGACCCGCGCAAGTCCGACGGCGAGCTGCTGTGCCCGGCTCGATGGTCAGAGGCAGAGGTTGCGAGGCGCAAGCGCGAGTTCGGGCCCGAGGGCTGGAGCTCCCAAGACCAGCAAGACCCGGTACCCGAGGGCGGGGCCATCTATCACACCGAGTGGATGCAGCACCGTTACCACGTGTTGCCGCGGCTCGACGCGGCGCTCATCGTGCTCAGTTTTGACTGTGCTTTCAAAGCAGATGAAACGTCGTCATACGTCGCGGGCCAAGTGTGGGCCTATCTCGCGCCGCGCTTCTATCTGCTCGACGAGGTGCGCGATCACCTCGACTTTTTAGGCACCATCGCCGCCATCGAGACGCTCTACCGCAAGTGGCCCGCGTGCTCTGCTGTGCTCATCGAAGATAAAGCCAACGGGCCCGCAGTGATGGATGTGCTCAGAAACCGCATCCCGGGCATCATCCCCATCGAGCCCGAGGGCAGCAAGATTGCGCGGGCCTACAGCACGCAGCCCGTGTTCGCGTCGGGCTCGGTTCACCTGCCGCACCATACCGTCGCGCCATGGATCGAAGACTGGGTTGTAGAACACACGCGCTTCCCGCGCGGGGCTGCCAACGACCGCGTCGACGCGCAAAGCCAGGCTTTGCGCTGGCTCACGGCGGGCATCGCGTCGGGTTACCTGCAGGCGCTCGACGAGATCTCACTCTAAGCCCGTAGACAGCTCGAGCGCTCGCCCGCTACGCGCCCCCATGACCGAGCGGCTCGACGGCTGGGAAAACGTGATCACGGGGCTCGGCACACTGCGAGACAAGCTCACTCACCACGCCCCGCAATTGCGGCAGCCGCTGCGCGACTCGACGCTCGAGGCGCTGCACAGTGACGACGACATCGCCGCGCGCATCGTCGAGAAGCTGCCCGACGACGCGCTGCGCGAGTCATTCTGCATCACGTTGCCCGCCGACGAGGACAACAGCGCGACGCTCGGCGCAGACCTCACGAGCGCGCTGCAGGCGCTCGGCGCCGACACGGCGCTGCATCAAGCGTGGTGTTGGGCTCGGCTCTACGGGCTCGGCGCGGTGCTGCTCGGCGTCGATGACGGGCTCGACACCCGCGAGCCGCTCGACTTGGGCCGCGTCGTGCGCCTCTCGCACCTCACCGTGCTCCGTCGCACGCAGCTGCAGCCCGAGACGTATTACAACGAGCCCCTCGCCGCTCGTTTCGGCGAGGTCGAAACCTATCGGCTCATGCGGCTCGCCGTTCCGCGCGGCTCGGCTATCGCTGCGCGCAGCTACGACAAGCTCGACGCAGTCGTGCACGAGTCTCGGCTGCTGCAGTTTAGGGGCGTGCTGACATCGCGTTGGGGCGCTGCGAGCGAGCAGTTTTTTGACGACTCCGTGCTGCAGCGCGCGTTCGATGCGATGCAGGCGAGCTCTAGCGCGTGGATGAGCGTGGGGCACCTGCTCACCGACGCCTCGCAAGGCGTGTTCCGCGTCAAAAACCTGTTGCAGCTGCTAGCTGCGAACGGCGAGGAAAAGCTACGCAAGCGCGTGCAGATTATGGACCTCGTACGCAGCGTCTGCCGCGCGCTGCTCATCGACGCAGACGCCGAGTCATTCGAGCGGCTCGCTACGAGTTTCTCGAGCATGCCCGAGCTGCTCGACCGCTACATGCTGCGCGTCTCTGCTGCCGCCGGCATGCCCGCAACTGTCCTATGGGGTCGCTCGCCCGCCGGCATGAACGCCACCGGCGAGAGCGACGTGCGCAACTGGTACGACCAAGTCGGATCAGAGCGCAGCAAGATTCTGACGCCTCGCATCGAGCAGCTCACACGCGTGTGTATGTCGGCAACCGAGGGCCCGACTAAGGGCAAGGTGCTCGACGAGTTCGAGGTCGAATACCCGCCGCTCTGGCAGCCCAGCGCGAAAGAGGCCGCCGAGACGTTCAACTTGCGCGCGCAGGCGCTCGTCGCGCTCGTCAACGCGCGCGTCATCCGGGCAGAGGAAGCGGCACTTAACATCGCCCAGGCCGGCGAGCTCGACGAGATAGACACCGACGCACGCGAGGCCATGCTGGCGCTCGACATCGAGGCCGAGCTAGAGCGGCTGCGCCAAGGCGGAGGCGCCGAGCCGCAGGCGCTGCCACCCAACGCACCGCCCGCCGACCCCACCGAGCCCGAGCCCGACCCGAGCTAGCGCATGGCATCCCGCTCGAGCGCAGAACGAGCTCGCAACCGCGCGCGCCTCGCGCAGCGGCAGCGCCGCATGCTCGGCGCAGAGCGGCGCAACATGGCTGCAGCTCGCCCGCGCGCCGAGCCGTTCCCCGAGGCCGCTCTCGAGCGCTACACGCGCATGCTTGTCGAGCACGTCACAGCGATCTACGCATCCGCACGCGCGGCCATCCGCCCGCACCTCGCCGCATGGTCGCGCATCTACAGCAAGCCCAAGCGCACCGACACCGCGCTCGATAACGGCTACCACGGGCCCCGCATCGCCATCGTGGGCCCGCCTCGCGCGGGCAAGTCGACGCTCTCCGAGCAACTCGCAACGATGCTGCGCGCGCCCGTCGTGCACGCCGATCACTATGCCTATCTAGGATGGTCGCAGGCGAGCGACGCACTCGCCGACCGCATGCTCGCGGGCCCGGCCATCTTCGAGGGCGTGGCAGTCAGCCGGGCGCTGCGTAAGGTGCTCGCCCGCACGCCTCGCTCGGCTCGCCCACCCGTCGACGCTGTCATCGTGCTCGGCACGCCGCTCGAGCCGCTCGAGCACGGTCAACGCGTCATGGCACTCGGGCACGACCGCGTGCTGTCCGAAGTGCTGCCCGAGCTCGTGCGGCGCGGTGTGCACATCATCCGAGGCGAGCGCAACGCGCTTGCGTCGATGCGTCAGGCGCGCACTGACGCGGAAAAGCAGCCGCCTAACACGCCGTCGGGGATCATCGACGGTGCTGCCGTTACGCTGCCGCTCGACTTCAAGATCCCGGACATCCGCGGGGGCTCTCTCGAGGCCGCCGTGGGCGTCAGCGTCAACGTCGACGAGACGCTGCGCAGGCAAATCGAGTCAGTCACGGGCATTGATCCGCACCTGCCGCAGTCAGGCATCGCAGAGGGGCTCGAGGCATTCACGGAAGCCTCGATCCTGCGCGTGCGCAACCTCACCGACGAGACATACGCCGACATCAAACGGCTCGTCATGAGCGAGCTCGAGGAGGGCGCACGCCCCGACGAGATAGCGGCCAAGCTGCAGGCGCAGTTCGAGGTCGCCAAGCGCCACGCGCAGCTCATCGCGAACGATGCCGTCGGCAAGTACCATGGCGAGCAGACGCGGCTGCGTCAGACGCAGCTCGGCATCACTGACTACACTTGGGCCACGTCCAAGGATCGCAAGGTGCGCCCCTACCACCGCGCGCTCGAGGGCACGCGGCAAAAGTGGGCAGAGCCACCCGTCGTAAATCCGACCACGGGCAAGCGCGCACACCCGGGCTTCGATACTCACTTTTATGCGTGTCGATGCAGTGCGATCCCGATCATTGACGACGCCGTGATTGACGCCGAGCTGCCGCCCGAGCCCGCGCCGCCGCGCCCGCCCGCGTCGCCGCGAGCTCGCCCGCTGCAGCCGCCGCTCGCGCCGATGCCGCCGCAGCAGCTGCCGCTGCCGGGCTTGCCCGCTGGCCCGAGCTCGGGCCCCGTGACTGCGCCGCCGCGTCGACGCATCCGCATTCAGCCACGCGGCGCAGCACCCACGCAGCCGACGCTGCCGGGCTTGCCGACCGCGCCACCCGCGCCGCCACGAGCGGCACCGCCGCTGCCCACACCACCGCCCGCGCCGCCGCCGCCCACGCGACCGCCGCCGGGCATCACCGAGCCGCCCGCGCCGCTGCCGCTGCCCGTCGAGCCACCGCCCGCGCCGCTGCCGCGCCCAGCGCCGCAGCCGCTGCCCACGCTGCCCGTCGAGCCGCCCGCGCCGCTGCCGCGCACGCGCCCGCAGCCGGGCATCTTCGAGCCGCCCGAGCCGCTGCCGCGCGTCGCGCCGCCCGCGCCACCCGCAGCCCCGCCGGCAGCGCCTGCCGTTACACCGCCCGCCATCGAGCTCACGCCCGAGCAGCGCGAGCAGCTCGCCACGGAGCTCGCCACCGCCATCGACCAACTACTGCGCGGGCTCGATGACGGCTCAGCCGCGCGCGCGCTCGTCGCTGCGTGGTACGAGCGCGAGACGCTCACAAAGTCGGGGCTGTTCGGCGAGAGCACCGCCGTCACGCAAGTCGACACCATCGAGCTCAAATCAAAGCTCAACAGTCGGGGCACAGTGTTCGGCGACTTTGAGCTGCGCACGCGTCACATACGGCTCGTCAAGTCGCGCACGAAAAACGCGCTCGCGGGGCTGCGCGCCATCGCCATGGGCGAGGCGCCCGAGCACGACGCGCTACCGGGGATTAAGACGCTATTTCACGAGATCGCCCACGGCTACGGACCGACCATGCGCTATCAGACCATGGGCCGCACGCGGCTATTCTACGACGAAGTCACCACCGAGGTCACCGCGCGCGGGTTCACCTCGACGCTCGCGGGGCTTGAGCTCGAGGGGCTGCCGGCGAAACACATCCTCGCGCTGCCCGAGCAGACGGCCAAGGGTTGGACGTTCAACCCGTTTCGCTCCTATGACCAAGACATCGCCGCAATGCTGCAGGCCATCACAGATAACACCAAGCTCACCGCGGCAGAAGCTCGAGCGCAGCTGCTCGAGGGCTGTCTTGATTGGAAGTCTCGCAGCGACGTGCCAGCGACCGCGCAGGCCATCGCCGATGAGTTCTGGGTGTCCATGCGCAAGCTAACGCCCGAGCAGCGCGTGGCCATCAAGGCCCAGCTGCGTGACCCCGAGGCCGCCGCCGCTGCAATCGAGTTCATTCCCGCGGGCAGCTAAATGCATGCCCGCCGGGCGCAAACGCGCGCGTGCCCCATCGACACGCGCGACCGCACACGTCTTGAATACGCTAAACACACGTCTGCAATCTCATACACTACAACCACAAACGACTACACTACGCATCGCCTCGATTACACTACGATTGTAGTGTGTGCGTAACGTAGTCACATCGTACTCAAACCACGCCGGCGCGGGGCTCGGCCGGCCTCGCAGAGCCCCCGGCGCCACGCAGGGGGCTCTGCGAGGGGGCGCGGGCGGCTGCGTGGTAGGCTGCGCCATGGCAACCCAATCCGCCGCCGAGCTGCTCGCCGTGCGCCTCTACCCATGGAGCGCCGCCGACATCCTCGAAATCGCCGCCGCCTACCTCGCCGACCCGGCGCATGGCGACTTCACCGACCTTGACCTGCACGAGCACACGCGCGCAGCCGAGCTCAGCGACGCCGAGCTCGAGCGGCTCGAGCAGGATGTGCACCGCATCCGCTTCGAGCACTTCCGCCGGCTCGGGCAAGACCCGCCGCCGCAGCCCGTCGCCATCGAATAACCGGGCTTTTCCCGGGCAGCACCCGCCCGCGAGCCCCCGCGCGCTTGGCAGTCATGGAGTCAGACAGTCTCGACGTCATGCCAGCGTGACGTCTTGACACGCCCAAAACTCGCCCAGTACGGGCGCGTGTGCAGCCTGTCGAGCGCTACGATGCCGCGACCCTTGGCGAGGTCACCCGCACCCCGCAGGGGTTTCTCAGGGCGCCCGCCCGCGTCACGCGCACAGGCGTGCTGACCTATCGCCGCGCCGACGGCACGCTGCGTCGCGAGCTACGCAGACCCGAGCAGGTGTTTGCGGGCGGCTCGCTCGCCACGCTCGCCGACGCCCCGATCACTGACCTGCATCCGCGCGAGATGGTCAGCGCCACCAACGCCCGCGAGCTCGCACTCGGGCACGTCACCGGCGACGCTCGCGCAGACGGCAAGCGATACGTCGAGGCAACGCTGCTCATCACTGACGCGAAGCTCATCGCAGCTGTCGAGCGGCGCGACCGCGTCGAGGCGAGCTGCGGTTACACGTGCACGCTCATAGAGCAGCCGGGCACGTACCAGGGCGAGCGCTACGACGCCGAGCAGACCGGCATCGTCTACAACCACGTCGGACTCGGGCCGCGTGGTTGGGGCCGCGCAGGCGCCGACGTCGCGCTGCGCCTCGACGGCAAGCCCGCCGAGCTCACCGACAACCCGCACGCCGCAACGCTTGCGCTCGACCCGCTCGAGCCGCCCGACACCGCACCACACAAAGGACACCGCATGGACCTAGTCACCGTCCGCATCGATGGCATCGACGCGCAAGTCACCCCGCAGGCCGAGCAGCTCGTGCGCAAGGTCACAGCACAGCTCGAGACTGCAACCGCTGCGAGCGCAGACCTGCAGAAACGGCTCGACGCCAAAAGCGCCGAGCTCGACGCGACCACCAAGCAGCTCGCAGCTGCGAGCGACACCAAGCGCCTCGATTCACTCGTCGCAGACCGCGTCGCACTGCTCGACGCTGCGCGCGCAGTGCTCGGCTCGGGCGTCGACCTTGCGGGCCTCTCGAGCCGTCAGATTCACGAGAAAGCGATCACGCACCTCGACTCGGCTGCGAGCATGACCGGCCAGTCTGACGAGTACGTCGCCGCCTACTTCACCGCGACCACCAAGCAGGCCAAGCCCGCGGGCGGCGGCGGCAAAGACCCGCACCGCCGCGCCGACGGCTTCCCTGCCGGCATGAGCGCTGCCGACGTGGCGCGCGCGCAGCTCAAGTCGCGCGAGCCCGCGGGCGCACCGCCAGTCCCCTACGAGCCGCCCGCGTGGCGGCAGCCGCTCACCGTCACACGCTCAGCCACCTAACCGGGCCACACACACCCACGCGAGCCGCCGCAACACTCAACTGAAAGTGAACACGACCGTATGCCAGGGCAGATTGTCTACAACTACGAGCACCCGATCGGAGTGCACGGGCAGCTCATCGAGAACTACCTGCACGCCGCAGTCACCGGGCTCGCTGTAGCTACCGCGATCCCCGTCGGCGTCGTGGTCGCCTACGACACCACCGCGGGCAAGCCACCCAAGGCAGTGCGCAGCGTCGCAGCCAGCCTCGACGTCACCACGCTCAACGGGGTCGCTGGAATCACGCAGTGGGACCCGACCTATCCCGAGCCGCCTTACAGAATCGGCGGGACCTTCCCGGTGTTGCGCAAAGGGCGCATCGCCATCATCGCTGAAACCGCGCTCGCGGCGCATACAAACCCGTTCGTGCGGTTCGGGGTCGTCGGCGCGGGCACTGTGCTCGGCGCGCTGCGTGCAGACGCAGACGCGGGCAACGCTGTCGTCGCTCCATACCTCACCGTAGTGCAGGGCGCAGCCATCGGCGGCGTCGCCATCGTCGAGATCAACCTCTGACACGAGCCGCTCGCACACACCGCGCGCACAGAAAGAAACACAAAACGCTATGCCCCCCGCATTACTCGCGCCCCTCGACCCCGACCGCCTAACCAACAGTCTCGAGCAAATGGGCTTGCGACTCGATGCCGGCGAGCTCGACCGCTTCTGCGCATCGCTATCGCTCACCCGCGCCGCCACCCACGGGCTCGAGCGGCTCGATGCGAATGACACCGCGTTCTTTCGCACGCAACTCGAATACATCTCGCAGCGGCTGCGTGAGATCCGCTACCCCGCGCTTAAGTGGCGCTTGTTCATTCCCGTGACATCAGAGGCCCCCGCGGGCGCTGACACATGGTCTTACTACGCGTGGGATTCTGCAGGCATTGCCGAGCTCATCGCGAACTACGCAGACGACGTGCGACGCGTCGCTGTGACGAGCACTAAGGTCACGTATGACATCCTGTCGTATGCGCTCGCGTATGACTGGTCTGTGCTCGACGTCAAGCGCGCATCGCTCGCCGGCATCGACTACCGCAACCGCAAGGCAGACGCCGTGCGGCGTGGTTTCGAGCAGCGCTTCGAGCGCCTCGCTGCTCTCGGCGAGCCCGGCAGCACGATCCGCGGGTTGCTGAATAATGCGAACGTGCCCGTGATTGCCGCGGCCAACGTCGGCGGGACGACTGCATGGGGCTCGGGCACGAAGACGCCGCAAGACGTTTTGAACGACCTGCTCGCGGGCGAGACTGCGATCCTAGTCGCCACAAAGGGCGTCGAGTCACCTGACACGCTGCTCTTACCGTTGGCGAAGCTGCGGTACGTTCAAAACACCTCGCTCTACACCGGCGCTGGCGCTGACCCGAGCGACACGATTTTGAGCGTGTATCTCGAGCGCACGCAGTACGTGCGCAACGTGGACTGGTGGCAGTATCTCGACCTCGCAGACGCTGCCGGCACGGGCCCCCGCGCTGTATGGTATCGGCGCGACGAGGAGCACGTTCATTTCGAGCTCACCGAAGCGCCCAACGAGCAGGCTCCGCAGGCGCAAAACTTCGCGCTAGTCGTAAACAGCATGGCCCGCGCGGGCGGCGTCGCGTGGGAGCTGCCGCTCTCGGGCGTCTACATGGACGGCATCTAGCAGCGCTCGACGCTCGCACACACCGCTCGCATAGCTACTGCCCGCGCGCCGCTCGCAGCGGCGCAGCGGCACCGTTGCGCCTCGCTCATAGCTACTCGCCCCGTCGGTAAACCATGCATATCGCTAACACTGGACCGCAGATCGTAAGCTTCCTGCTCACCGCGGCGGGTGGCATTCAGCAGTTTCGCAAGCTCGGGCAAGTGCCCAACAACGGTCTGCTCTATCAGTACATGGGCACCGACGGCGACGCTGTGAATGCAGCGCTCGCGGGCCCGCTGCAACCGTTTGTGGCTGCGGGATACCTCAAAACGAGCAGGGAAGCGCAAACGGTCCCGTACGCCACAGACCCGCTCACCAACCGCGTGCTCACGGTCCCCGAGCTCGGGCCCGGCGAGCACGAAGACCCCTATGCGCCCGAGACCCCACCCGACGTCGAGACGGGCGGCGAGGGCGAGGGCGAGGGCGAGACCGACCCCGAACTAGAAACCGAGACCGCGCCTGCGCTCGATTGCGAGCCGCCCCAGCGCCACGCACGCCGCACCAAGCGCGGGCAACACCACGAGCCGTCATGAACATCACCAACCTATCACCGCGTCTGCTGTCCATCGCTGCGCCGGGCCACGGGCTCGGCGTGCTCTTGCTCGTGCCGCTCGAGCGCCTCGACGTACCGCCCGAGCTCGAGCAGCTCGTGCGCGCTGCGCTCGAGGGCCCGCTGCGCACGTTCGTCGCGCAGGGCGGGCTCGACATCGAGGAAGCGCCGCCGACCGCTGCCGAGCTGCAGCCCGCGCTCGAGCGCGTGCTCGCGCGCGTGGTTGACCTTGAGGCCGAGCTCGAGCCCGAAATCGATCTCGAGCTAGAGCCCGAGATCGAGCCGCCACCCCCACCCGCCGCGAGCAGAGCCAAGCGCCGCTAACATGGTCACCGTCGAGCACATCTTTGCAGCGTTCCCCGAGTTTCGCCGGGCAGACCCGCTGTTAGTCGCGCACAAGCTGCTCGAGGCCGAGCTGCAGATCGCGCCCGACTACGGCGCGAGCGCCTGCGCGTGCGCGTTCGACCGCGGCATGAGCGAGAACGCGCTGCGCCTCTATGCGCTGCTCGAGCCGCGTGACCCGACCTTCCCACCGCCCGACCCGCTCGCGCCCCTCGTGCGCCCGCAGCCGGCCACGCAACAGGCAATCCGCGACATGGTCGTCAGCAACGTCACGGCGGCACTGCTCGTGCTCACGCCCGCGGGCGAGTTCGCGCGGCTCGACCCGAGCCGCGAGCCCGACGGCGCGCGCTCAATCTACGAGCGGCGCGTCAACGAGCTGCACGCATCGTTTTTGCCACGGGTGCTCGCGCTGTGATCACCGTCGAGGACATTGACCGCGGTTGGGAAGCCACCGAGAAAGCAGCAAAAGCTGCCGACACCAACCCCGCAAACGCGCCTTACGTGCTCATCGGCGTGCAGGGCAAGTCAGGGCAACGCAAGCACCCAGACCCCGACGGCACCGGCGAGGCCCTCACCAACGTGCAGCTCGCCACGATCCACGAGTTTGGCCTCAACGTGCCGCAGCGCTCGTTCATCCGGCGCACAATCGACGAGTACGCGCCCGCGATAGGCGAGCGCGCAGGGCGCTACCTGCAGCGCTGGGAAAAGAGCAAGGGCGACCCGAAAGAGCTCGACCGCGGGCTGCGCCTGTTAGGCGAGTACATCGTTGGGCTCATCAAGCAGCGCATCGACGCGCACATACCTCCGCCTAACCATCCCATCACGATCGCCATCAAGAAGTCGGCAACGCCGCTCATACGCTACGGGCACCTCAAACGCAGCATTACCTACGAGGTGCACGCGGGCGGCGGCGGCGTCTCGAAACCCGGCTCGAGCGGCGGTTTCCCGCCCGCGTCAGCGGGGGCCTAATGGACTGGCAGCTATACGCAGACAGCGTGCGATGCTGGATTGCGGAGCGCTCGCGCATCCCTGTCGATGACGTCACGTGGGAGGGCGAGCCCGTCGGCATGCTCGGCACGCCTAACGCGTCGCTGCGTCTGCTCGGCAACTCGGGCCCATACTCGCAGCTGCTCACGAGCGACGAGACGCGCTATCTCGCGGCCACTGACCCCGCCAACCCGACCGGCATGCCGATCGTGCAGATCATCGGCAACCGCGCTTTCACGCTCTCAATCGTTGTCACCACGCGCGACTACACGCCGTGGGGGCGCGCGTTTAGGTATCTCGAGCGCGTGCGTGACTCGCTCGCGTTGCCGAGTACGCTCTCGCTCTTTTCGTCGCTCGGCGTCTCGCTCGACTCGCCCGCCGAGCTCGTCGACCTGCAGCGCGTGTTCGACATGCGGCAAGAGTCTCAAGCGTCGCTCGACCTCTACATGCAGTATGCGTTCGACACGCTCTGCGAGTGTCAGGCCGACGGCAGCGACGTCGAGACCATCGACACCATCGAGCACGTGATTGTCAGC